ATGTTAAGCAAAATCATAAATATTCTAAATACATGTATCCCTAAATCTGGCGTTTCGTGGGCTGAGTTGTTACCAGGCGATTTCCTGGATACCCTTGAACCAGCAGAAAAAATCAACATTCGTTCACTTCGCCAGCAACTGAAACAAAAGGCATTGACTCAGCAGGCGCTGACCGTATAATTCACGCGTTTCATCTGCATGAAGTAATCACTTCGCAATGCGCCCTTAGCTCAGTTGGATAGAGCAACGGCCTTCTAAGCCGTAGGTCGTAGGTTCGAATCCTACAGGGCGTACCATTATATTTCAGTAACTTACCCATTTTCTGCAAGTTCCTTATTTTCCAGATGGGACATATTTGGGACATCATCACTTAAAATAGAGTCAATTTGCTTCGCATGTTCCGTTAAATGGTTCGGAGCAAGGTGAGCGTATCGACGCACCATCTCGATGCTTTCCCATCCTCCCATTTCCTGCAGAACAGAAAGCGGAACTCCTGACTGAATTAACCAACTGGCCCATGTGTGTCTCAGGTCGTGGAAACGGAAATCCTCAATACCGGCCCGTCGGCAAGCTGCATTCCATGCCCGCTGATCATCGACGCGCATTTTCCTCACGGTTGGTGTCTTTGCCCCATCAGGACGGATGCCTTCTTTCGTATGCACGAACACCCATTTATGATGCTTACCAATCTGGTCACGCAAAACCTTACAGGCAGTGTCATTCAGCGCTACGCCAATAGCTCTGTTTGACTTGCTGTCTTCCGGGTTCACCCAGGCAACACGACGCTGCATGTCGATCTGCTGCCATTCCATATTAATGATATTCGAACGACGCAGGCCGGTTGCCAGCGCAAACTTAACAACCGACTTCAGTGGCTCCGGACATTCATCAATCAGCCTTTTCGCCTCATCTTCTTCAAGCCACCGGACGCGCTTATTTCGTACCGATGGAACCTTGATCACCGGAGCTTTCTCCAGCCATTTCCAGTCACGTTCTGCCGCCCGCAGAATTGCCTTCATCAACGCCAGATGCTTGGCCTTGGTGGAGGTGGTGACCGGCTTAGCTGAATAGACTGGCGCTGGTTCTCCATTCCTTTGCGCCGCGGCCGCTTTGATTTTCCATATCTCAAGCTGCTTGCGGTTGCTCATCCTGTTCACTGCTGAGTAAATCTTTTGCTCGGTCACATCCTTTAACCGGATCCCCTCAAAATGCGCCAGCCAGAAAGCCATACGGCTGCGGTCATCCTTCAGTGATTTCTTCTCTGCCTTTTCCTCAAGCCATCGCATATCGGGCAGATTTATTTCATTAATCGGATATCGGCGCAGGGTACAGTTGTTACTGCAACCTGCATTGGTCAGGTCGGCACGACAATCCTGCGGGAAGTACAGCCATTGACACCAATGGATATATCTACCGGTCTATCGACAACGCAACGATACCAGCGTCAGGAAGCATTGATGTTCAGTTCGAGAATAACACAACTGGACCCATCCCCTGCGTAGCCGGCGCATTAAATCAGATTTACCGGGCAGTATCTGGCTGGGATGCGATCACAAACGTTAGCCCCGGAGTGGTAGGGGGGGACGTTGAATCACGCATAGCGTTTGAAACACATCGCAAACAGTCAGTAGCGAGAAACAGCCGCAACCAGGAGGCATCAACGCTTTCTGCTTTGCTGGCAACCAATGGTGTTCTTGATGCCTATGTATGGTTAAACAGAACTGCAGCTACAGTAAACCAAGGAACCACAAACTTTTCGGTTCTGGCGCACTCGATTTACATCTGCGTGTATGGTGGGACTGATGAGGATGTTGCCGAGTCTATTTTCCAGACGTATAACCCTGGCGCAAACCTGAACGGAGATACCTCTTATACTGTTTACGACAATGTTAACTATCTGCCGCCATACCCCTCCTATGTAATGCAGTGGCAAAAAGCAACGCCAACCAGGGTTTATTTTAATGTTGAACTGGATAGTTCTCTTAACCCACCTAGCGATATCACATCACAAGTGAAAAGCATGATCGCCTCAGTTTTCAATGGCGGCTATGAGGGAATTGAAAAGGCAAGGATAGGCTCTACCATTAATGCTGGTAAGTATTATGCGCCGGTTATTTCAATATCACCCGATACTGTTGGAATTTTATCGCTTGAAGTCTCTATTGATGGATCGGCCTATGGGCCAGCCATAACAATGGGTATCGACCAGGTTCCGACAATTCAGGAATCAGATATTACCGTAACACTATCGTGAGGGGTGAGGCATGTGGGGAGACACAATACTTACCCAATACTCAGCAAGCAAAAAATTATTATCCATCATAGACACATTTAACCAGGCCGTAAGCCTTGATGATTTTACTGATGAGTTGCTAACTAGAGTATGGGATTTAACTACCTGCGAAACATTCGGCCTTGATATGTGGGGAAAGATAGTAGGGGTAAGCAGATACATTGTTGCACCAATCGACAGTGATTCATTTGGATTTAGTGAAGCTGATGATGGAAATCCTGATTATCCTTCACCATTTAATGATTCTCCTTTTTATGGAGGAGTACAGGAAACAACAAATGTCAGGCTAGGTGATGATGCTTACAGAACATTAATATTTTGTAAGGCTTTCACCAATATCAGCATCGCAACAATTCCTGATATAAATAAATTCCTTAAAATACTTTTTTATCAGCGAGGAAGGGCTTACTGCGTAAACTACAGAGATATGACAATAGGCATAACTTTTGAGTTTGAACTAGCCTTATATGAAGAGTCAATTTTAACCAATTACAATGTTACACCTGTACCTGGCGGCGTTCAGGTAAACATAAAACAAATTGTCAGTCCTTACTTTGGTTTTGCCACTGATGCATATCCATTTAATGATGGCACATTCTACAGAGATTAAATATGAACCGTACAGATGCACCATCCAAGCAGCCTCAGCCATTCGCAATTAATGGTCAGCGAGATCCTATTCTCGATACCACCCCGGCAGGTGATAACACAGCATCATATGCTTTGGGGTTTCCGCCAATCACAATGATTCTAAAATCTGCTGGCGGTCTGCCTCCTAAAGGGCAGGATCTGAACCAGATACTATATGAGTTATCTTCTATTTGCAGATGGTTTAGCTCCGGGGCACTAAATACATTTGACTCTTCATTTTCAGCCTCTATAGGTGGATATCCGTCAGGATCTGTTTTAATCAGTGATAGTGGCAGTGTAATTTACATAAACACCACAGACTCTAATACCACTAACCCAAACTCGTCTGGGGAAGGTTGGGTAAATTTATTTGATTTCCTCTCCCTGAAGTCAGCAGCAAAAGCAGATATTGTTGGCACGGTATCGCAATCTGGAGGTGTTCCTACAGGAGTCATTATTGAAAAAGGTTCTAATTCAAATGGCAACTATATAAAGTTCGCAGACGGAACATTAATTTTTTGGTTTACAAGTTCTATCAGTGCTACTGCAAACAACTCTAGTGGCGGTGGAACAAATCTTTATTTTTTAAACGCAGCTACATTTACATTTCCTGCAACTTTTATTGGGGTAAAGCCAACCGTGTCAGCATCAGGAACATTATCTACAGGTAGTGATTCATCATGGGTTGTTATTCGAGGAATTGAACTTACTGGAGTGTCATTGGCTATAATTAGCAACATGCAAAATGCCGCGTCATACCTTGGATATATGGCAGTAGGGAGATGGTTCTGATGAAAGCAATCTTTACTCCACAACGCTCTGATAACGTCATGAACGCCTCAGCAATCGGTGATGTATTAACAATTGATGTTGACGGCGTTACTGATACGTTCGATTTCAACACACTGAAAGATGGCGATATCGCTGTCGATTTTGTTTCAGTGTTAAAGCCTAACCCAGTATTAAACGCCAGAAAGGAATCTGGAGAGATCATCGTAGAACTCATTGGTTTCTACGGTTCAGATACAGAAGAAAGAGAAACCCAGATTTGGGAGGCGACGTTAAATGGGTAGTTTTACTGTAATAACAGCAAAAGAGTCCGCTATTGTTTCGGCAGAGAACAACAAAAACCTGCTGATTACCGATAGTAGGGAATATATAGACAATAAGCAGTGGCCGGGTAAAGCAGTTCTTGGAAGACTTAAAGGCGACGAACTGGCGCAGTACAATTTGTGGCTGGATTATCTTGATGCACTTTATGTAGTGGATACATCAAATCCACCTGACATTGTATGGCCTGAAAAGCCAATTTAACAAAAAATAAGCAGCAGATGTAATAGATATTTATCTGCTGCTTCAATAAAAAAACTTAAGTATATTAATTTACTTTGTATTCATGAATCTACTTTCTATAAACCTAAAGCTTATAGATGATGTTAAAACAATGAAAATATCTACAATCAAAATAAAAAACCAATACGAATTAAATGATATCGCATTAAGATTAGTAAATTGATTGAGTGCTTTTATTGCAACGTATAGTATTGGGAGGTGCAGTAAATATACGCTGTAACTTATTTCACCAAGTATCTTTAGTGGTCCAAATTTAAGCCAAAATGGATTTGATAATATTATAGAGAAAAAGAAAATAGATGAAATTATGTATCTCTGCCAATTGTACCCTTGATTTATTTTTACCCCCATGGTTATTATTAGGCAGATTAATGCCAATAATGAGAATGCAGGCGATAGGGTCTTTAGAAAGCTAAGTTTTTTATTGTATATAATTGCTGTGATTATCCCTGTCAAGAAGTAAGACCAGCAAACTAACGGGGAGTTATATAAGTCAATAATGGCTGCAATAATTGCTATAAATAAAACTGAGGGTCCGAGTTTTCTTTTTGAATACGCATACGCAATTAATGGTAGCGCAAAGTAAAATCTCCACTCATGAACAAGTGTCCAAATAACACCATTTATAGGGTATAAATTAAACTCACCTATTTTCATACTGCTTTCAATAAAACCAAAAGACATGAGACTTACTGCAGTTTGAAGATCTGATGCGTTTAGTGATACGCTTTTGTTTTCTACGAAAGCTATAATGAAATATGCAGCACAGGCAGTATAAAATAATGGGCAGATTCTTTTTATTCTTGCCTCGTAAAATCTATTCCATGACATTTCACCATTGTTTTTGATGATTCTATCAAAAAACAAAAATCCAGTAATGCAAAAAAATATTTGAACACCAAAGGAACCTAGATTCCCATAAATCCAACCCCATGAAGAAAATGATGGTTTCGCACCAATTGTATTGAGCATGTATGGGGCGTGATTGATGTATACAAATATTGCCGCCAATCCCCTAACGCCACTAATTGCAGAATACTCCCCTGATTTATAATTTATGTTTGGTATTAATTTTGTTTTTTGTATTACATATGCGCATATAACAGCAACCAGAATAATACTTATAGAGAATAATAATGAACCTTGAGTGAACTCCAT